TTATAAAACAGGGGTGAAAAACAGTGTAGATGGCAGCCGATTTAAGCCGCAAAGAAAAAATGCGAGAGGACGACATAGAAGTGATGAATTGTGTTCACATAGAAGTAACGAGGTTGATAAAACGTGTTCCGATAGGAGTACCGACACATGTTGAGTGCGTTTGTTTAATGACCCGAAACAAGTAGAAAAAGTGCCGAAAAAGCCGATAAAATGGGCATTTCTCGAAAGTCTGGATTGGCGGTTGAGAAACGGATAATTTGAAAATAAGGGCGAGATTTCGATATGACCTTGAGAGTAAATCGAAATCTGCCCTATGACTTATTATTTGATTTTGCCTTGGTGAGTGCTTACGATTGCTGACATAGTGGGAGTGTGTAGGATTATTGACAGCAATCGGAGCGTTTGAAAGGTAAGCAAAATGGCTACGGTGCAGCATTGATGTCAAATGAGCAAGGAGGATTTGAAGTGATAAATTTAGGACAACTTAAAGAGATAAAAGACTTAAGAAAGGTATGGCCTCATGAGGCATTGGATTTCACACCGTGGCTTGCAGAAGAAGACAATCTAATGCTGCTGTCAGATGCAGTAGGGTTAGAGATTACCGTGGATGAAACTGAGTCAAGTGTCGGTGATTTCAATGTAGATATTTATGCGACTGAGACCGGGACGGACAGAAAGATTATTATCGAAAATCAACTGGAAGATACCAATCATGACCACCTTGGCAAGTTGATTACATACGCATCAGGAAAAGCTGCAGATATTGTGATTTGGATTGTAAAGCGCGCACGTGAAGAACATAGAGCAGCCATTGAATGGCTGAATAACCATACGGATGAAAATATCGCATTCTTTCTTCTGGAAATTAAGCTGTATCAAATAGGTGACTCTGATATTGCTGTAAAATTTGAGGTTATTGAGAAACCAAATGACTGGACAAAGGAAATCAAGAGACAGACAAGCAGTTCGCCTACACTGCAGGCGAGGTATGATTACTGGGTTGCTTTTAACGAGTATGCATTTAATCATGCTGCATTTGCTAAGGCATTTAACAGAAGAAAGGCCAGTACTGACCACTGGATGACTTTGAGCGTTGGTTCTTCTGCCTGTCACATCAGTTTGCTGCAAGTCAGGAAAGATAACAATATTACTGTGGAATGGTATATCACTGATGATAAGGAACTTTATCAGAAATTCTATTCTCATAAGGCGGATATTGAATCAGATATGGGAATGACACTGGATTGGAGAGAACTGCCGGACAAGAAAGCAAGCAGGATTTTGGTGATTCATGAGGCGGATTTTGACAATAAGGACAAATGGCCGGAGCAATTTGATTGGGCGATGGATGTTGCAATGAAGATGAAGAAGGCCTTTAAAAAATATTTGTAGAGTATCATTAAGAGAGAAATATAAACAATTAGAGAAGCAAAGGAGCGCCACCCAATAAGGATGTACGCTCCTTTGCTGTGCTGGTTGGACTGTCTAAATGGTATTCAGATGCCGCCCTCGATGTCCACTTCAAATTTGCTATAAATAAAGTCAAGCAGTTCCGCTGCTGTAGGGGTATTACCCACTTTTCTTATGCGTTCCCAATATAGATTGTCTTGAGAAGCCAGTCCCATTGCTATATATTCATTAAATATTTTGGAGAGATCATTTTCTGTCATGCCGCAACGTTCAGCCATATGTTGCAGAACCGTCTTTCCATCAAATCGTAATCCCTGCATATATGATTTGCTGTATGCCAGACGGATTGACCGGAGAGCATTTTCCTTGATTCGTTTTACTTTGTCAGGGGGTATGTTTTCCGTTTTAGCGACTCTTGTATATTTCTTTAAATAGTAGCATTTCAATAGGATGTTAATCTGCTCTTTGGTTACAGGTTCATAATTTTCCATGAGTCTGTACCTCATCCGTATCTGACGGTATCATATCCAGAAAAAGCTGGAAGATCTGCCTGCTGGTTTCAATGTCACGATAGGTTAGTTTGTAGAGTAATTCATCCGTAAATCCCTGTGCAAACAAAGTGGAAGCTGGTGCGATAATAAATCGCTGCTTTATTCTCTTGTTTAATTCCTCCAGCATTGACTCACCAGCTATGTGGGAAATCTGGTCATAAACTTCCTGTACTCGTATGATATCCACGGAGCCACCAATGTTAGTCACCTGTTCTTTTACAAACTTTCCTGTGGAGGTCAGTATTGCCTCATCTGCCAAAAAGAGAAGCAGTATGGAAAGATTAGTGTAGCGTTCTTGGAAAATCAGTTTGTCTTCGTATTGTTGGTAAAGTTCTTTCATTCGTGGATAGAGCGGATGTTCATGCTGTGGTTCTGTTCCATCCAAAACATGAAACAGCAGACCTTGCAGTTCACCTCCTGCTCGGAAACCCTCATCTGCGGATTCAAAGGCAAGTTGGCCACTACTCATCCCTTCAAAAATCATGGAGAGGTAGTGATCCAGCAAATACCCTTGTTTGCCAAGCTGCAGACGAATCTGCTTTGCCAGTTTGAAAATTGACAACAGGGAGTCTTCGGTGACTCTGCTGTCTGGACAGCTGAAGAAGCTGTCTGTGTGATGGAAAATGTTCATGTTATCCCGACCTTTCATTTATAGGGTCGGGTATTTCCCGTATCTTCAAAAGCGCACGCAATGGCGGAGGATGGAATCCTCTTTTCCCATGCACACGCTGTTAATTGCTTATTGTGCAGCTGTGATAAATGCGATATAATAGCCTTGTCGTGGTGCCGCTTTTGCGGTTGTGCTGGGTGGCTTAATCACCTTAGTGCAGGACTGGTGTGGTGCAAACACATCAGTCTGCCATGACGTTTTTTATTGTCGGGGAAACCCCGCCGTTGTTATATAAACTCTAAAAAGCAGGATTGTCAAGTCACAGTTTTCTATGTGGTAAGGTAAATTTTTTGATTTGGAAAACAGATGGAACAGTAGCGACATTGATACCAAGTGAATATCGAAAAACAGCCTAAATCGAGGCTTTTGCAAAGTGCTGACCTGCGAAGGTCTTATTTTTTGCCTTGAGATAGAATTTTGCTGCACACGGTCATTTGAAAAATGAGTTATTTTGCATACAGCATTAACGATAGCATAGGGGTATCGTTGCAATGGTTGAACGCTCTAACGATTGTTTCTTTGTGAGCGTGAGAATTGAAGCACAAAAAAGTCCGAGCAGACTTGATGTCATGCTCGGACAAAAGTATTATTTGGCGTGATTATGCAATTCTTGGTACAGCCTTTCTGCAAGAGCCTTTTGGATAATGCGATACTTGTCTGCATCCATGAATAATTGCTCATAGGCTTCCATGTTTTCTACATAAGCGGCTTGTGCCATATCCTCAAAAATTGTTGGGAAAATACTGCGTTCATACACCTGTTGGTCGTTTGATTTTGCAGCTTTTTTGACTTTTGAGTCTTTTTTCATTTTGTTGTACAGAGTATCAACAATAACTCGGTCGGTCTCAGTGAAGTCTCCAAAGAATTCTTCGTTGATTTTGTCGATGATTTCTTCCAATGGTGTAAGGCGTTCTTTTTTTGCACCAGCTTTTTTGGGAGTAGTAGGCTTCCATTCGCCAGTGGTTTCATCCAACTCGATTGCGCCTTCATATGTCTTTTCCAAGCGGTAGTATTCCAATTTAACACGATTGTCAAGGTCAAACTCAGGTGCTGGGTCTGCAGGGAGAAGTTTGCCAAGGTACGAACACAGGATATATTCGTTGTGGAGTTCCTTATCAAACATTCGTGTAATCTGTGAGATATAGTTATACCATTTTGCAAAAGCACGGACTTCTCTTCTGAACTGATAACGCTGTTCTTGATCTAACTTGTTATATTTATCAGCAATAGGCTTCAGAGCATTGGAGATTTGTCCCTGTGTGGTATTTGCTTTTCGGACATCTGGGTCAAAGTAAATATTAGCAACATTTTGAACATCTTCCTCTGTGTAGACATTCATGCCACGGATGATTTTCTGTGTAGTATAAATCAAATCAAAGTTAATTTCCTCGGTAAGGCTGGTTTCTTGATAGAATTGTTGGAAAGCCTCTTTGATTCGTTCCACAGGATTTACAAAGTCAAGGATATAAGTATCCTCTTTGCCGGGGTAAATTCGGTTCACACGGCTGAGTGTTTGAACAGCCTTAACATCACGCAGCTCTTTATCAATAATCATTGTGTGAAGGAGTGGCTCATCAAATCCAGTCTGATATTTCTCTGCTACAATCAAAATGTTTCCTTCATCATGGAATACAGCTGCAGTTTGGCTCTCTTTTACTCGGTTGCCATTACGGTCTACATTCATACCTGTTTCGGTATATTCTGTTCCGTTAGGGTCATCAGGGTCTTTAAGGCTTCCACTGAAAGCAATCATGATTTCTACATCGTCATATTTGTTTGTTTCCAAATAGCGCTTAATCTCATGATAGTAGCGAACAGCAGCAAGTCTGGAAGCGGTAACCACCATCATTTTTCCTTGACCGTGGATTTTCTTCTTTGTCACATCACGGAAAGTCTCAACAATAATAGCGGCCTTCTGATGAAGATTATGCGGATGCAGTTCTTCATATCTGCGGATAGTACGTACTGCTTTAGAGGTTGGAACCTCCGGATTATCCGGCACATTCTTTGCCAACTTATAGCACATTTTGTAGGTGGTGTAGTTAGCGAGTACATCCAGAATAAAGCCTTCCTCAATCGCCTGACGCATGGAATATACATGAAATGGATGGAAGGAGCCATCTGCTTGCGGTTCTCCGAAGATTTCCAGTGTCTTTCCTTTTGGGGTGGCTGTGAAAGCAAAGAAACTCATATTTTGATGTTTGCCTTGACTGAGCATTTCTTGCACAAGAGGGTCGTTCTTTTCAATTTCCTCTACAGCTTTTTCTTCCAACTCAGCGTATTCCTTTAATGCATCGCTGACATCTGCAAGTGCAGCCTTCAGTTTCAATGCACTCTGACCAGTTTGACTGCTATGTGCCTCATCTACTATAACAGCATAATGCCTGCCGACTGTGGAGTGTACCTCATCATAAATTACAGGGAATTTTTGAAGGGTAGAAATAATGATTCGCTTGCCCTCGTTAATAGCATCTCTGAGATCCCCGGAGTTCTTTTTCTCGTCAATGGTTATAACGCTGCCAAGCGTGTGATCAAAGCCGGATACTGTGGCTTGCAGCTGTTGGTCAAGAACACGGCGGTCTGTGACAATGATAACACTGTCAAAAACAGGATTATTGTTTTCGTCATGCAGACTTGCCATGCGGTAAGCAGTCCAAGCAATAGAATTTGACTTGCCGGAGCCCGCACTGTGTTGAATAAGATAGTTGTGACCAGATCCGTTTTCACGCACATGAGAAACAAGACCTCTTACCACATCCAACTGATGATAGCGAGGAAAAATCACTTTTGACGATACAGTTATTTTGGTTGAGCCATCCGGCATTATTTTTTTCTTTTCGGAACGCTCATAGCTTATAAATTTTTGGAGGATATCAAGCAATTTGTCTTTCTGTAAAACATTCTCCCAGAAATAGCTTGTGACATATTTTCTGTCCTCCGCTTGAGGATTTCCGGCACCACCATCTCTGCCGGGACCGTTGCTGCCTTGATTGAATGGTAGAAACACAGTTTCTGCACCGTTCAATTGGGTGGTCATATAGACATTGTAAAGGTCACAAGCAAAATAAGCTAAGACACGCTTATTAAATCCAAAAGCATACTCCTTTGGATTGCGGTTATATTCCCATTGACGCATGGCATCATCTACGGACTGCCCGGTAAGCTGATTTTTGAGTTCAATTGCAATAACGGGAATACCATTTACTGCAAGCATCATGTCAATGCTATTCTTGTTTGCTTCTGTGTAATGCCACTGTCGGATGCACTGACAAGTGTTTTGACTGTAATGTTCATTCGCTAAATCATTTAGTTCGGACTCTGGTTTAAAGTAGCAGACACGAAAACTTATGCCACGGTGTTTGAAGCCGTGACGAAGGACGGAGATTAAGCCGTCTTGAGTAACAGCGTTCTCAAATGCCTTGTAGAACTGATGAATAGGACTGATGGTACACATACGCTCAAAGCGTCTCCATGCCATCGGCTGCGTAGCCTGCACAAAGTTGGTAAGCGTAGTAATGTCCAAAGCCATGCCGCGGCTTTCTTCACTGCAATATCCTGCATCGGTAGCTTTTGTCCAGCCACCTTCTTCGGAAATTAGATAGTTCTCGATATGCTCCTCGAAGTGCTTTTCCGATTCGTTCAGTCGCTGGAAAGCATCTGAATACGCTTCCATACGGTCTGCTGTCGTTTTACTGTTCGCCATACTTACACCACCTTTCTTTTTCCTGTTACGGTTTCGTATATGAGAGATTTTTTATATGAATCAAGATCATCGATTAACGATTGCTTCTCTGAAATGAGAGAATCAATAGCACCGCACTTATTGGTGAGGTATTTTGTAATCGTTCGCTGTTCATCTATGCTATTGGGAATTACAATAGGCATTGCATATACAATGGTCTTAGTAAGGTTAACTATGAAAGAACCCCTACAATTAACATCAATAAAAGGTTGAAAAAATGTGCTTTTAGAGAAAAGCCACATAAAATAATTGGTATCTATTTTGCTGGTATCTAATCTGAATTTTGCTAACCTTTGGTTAATGATTCCTTCGGGCATCTCATTTGTGATAAGCATAGCACGACCTAAAGAACCGACAATCGGGAAAATAATATCACCCGGAGTAATGAAAAATTGTGACATTTCCTCACGTCTGGAATTAGGTAAATACAAATTCTTGTCGCTGACAGTCGATTGGTTTGCTATATGCTCAGGGGTATACACAAGAATGTTACCATCACGAGCCAATTTATCTGTTATCAATGAACTGCCAAAAGGACCCGATTTATATTCTTGAATGAAGTAACGAAGAGCGATAATGCGATTACTGGCTGCAGTTTTTCCAATCCATTCTATTCCGCTGTCTCTCATCTCAGTATTTGGATTTAATCCTTTTGTTATTGTTCTGTGTATGAGAGATGCTCGCCATTCCTTGTACTCCTCAATACTATCCTTAGCTTCAGCAATCAGTATATCGATTTTCTTACATTGTTCATCAAGATAAGTGACTATCGCTACTTGTTCTGTATCAGAAGGAAGTACCACACGGAGTTCTTTTACCTCATCATAATTTAGTCCTTGGCGAACCCCTGAACCCATGCCATAAAAACCTTTTTTGAGGTCAAAAGAATGCAGCAGGTAGTATAAATACTTCGCTGTTTCCTTTCTGATGGGGTGGAGGGTAGTGTATGCAGAGGTAATGATGCCACGCTCTGTTGCCAAACCAACACGCAAGCTGGTGTGATCGTTTTGCAGGTCTGTCAGCCGAAGGACAATGTCTCCGTCTTCAATGATGTTATAGCCATTAAAGGATTCTGGCAAAAGACCTCCATTGGAGTTAATATCTTTTCTCTTTATTCTGCCGTAACTCAAAGAGAGCAAATTGTCTTCACGAAGGTCTGAATTCTTGTTTTTTACTTGTGTTACAAGTTGATATAGTGTATAGGTTTTCCATGTGGATGGAATAGCACCAATCCAATCAATTCCGCTATTCTTCATAGTTTCGTATTCAGCCACCTTACTCACCACCATTCCCAAACAATTCATGAAGTTTTTCCATCATGGAGTGTTCATGCTTTTCTATGCGCTTTGCAATATCAGCAGCAGGTTCCAATTCCTTATATTCATAGAATGTACGAGTGAACGGAATTTCATAACCGACTTTTGTTTTGTTTCGGTCAATCCATGCATTCGGACGATAAGGCAGAACCTCTCGCTCGAAATAGGCGTCAATGTCCTCATCAAGCGGCACATTTTCTGTATCTCTTTTTGATGTATCCGCAACCAGTTTCTTTGCTTTCTTAATTGGCTTTCCATTCTCATCCAACTGCGGACTTTCGATGGTAATTTTGTTATATCCCAAGCTGACAGCATCCATCACTTTTGCTTTGCAGATGATTTCAGTACCATTGGCAAGCTTATGGGTATAATTGTGGGTGATGTAATCACCATAGGCACCGATGATTAAATTACGGCAATCCTCTGTAATATCAACGCGCTTATTACCAATAGGCTTGCGGCGCTGCTCATAACATTGGCTGGCATCAATCAGAAGCACTTGCTCTCTGTGAGATTCCGGCTTATCTTTTGTTACAATCCAAACATAGGTAGCAATACCCGTGTTGTAAAAACTATCATTCGGCAACTGAACAATGGCATCCAGCCAGTCGTTTTCAATAAGGTAACGGCGGATTTCACTCTGCCCACTTCCGGCATCGCCTGTGAAAAGAGAAGAGCCGTTTTGAATGATGGCCATGCGGCCGGTATCCTTTAGCTTAGAGAGACCATTTAACATGAACAGCATCTGACCATCAGACTTAGCGGGCAGTCCAACGCCAAATCTTCCGGCATCGCCCTTTTTGTGTTCTGCCTCTACGTCAGCGGCTTCACGTTTCCAATCGATACCAAATGGAGGATTGGAAATGACGTAGTCAAAAGTATAGCTTGAGAACTTATCGTCATTCAGCGTATTTCCGAACTGCATATTTTCTGGGTCTCCGCCACGAATCAGCATATCGGCTTTTGCAATACCAAAAGTAAAGGGGTTGATTTCTTGTCCATAGCAGATAATGTCTGCCGTGTTATCCAATGCTTTAACACGTTCTTCCATGCAAGTGAGCATCTGGCTTGTACCCATTGCCATGTCATATACAGTTTTTGCAGGTGCATCTTCATCAGAGAAGTCTGCATTCGTGGTTAACAAGTCACACATTAAGTAAATAATATCTCGGCTTGTGAAATGCGCTCCGGCTTCTTCGTTATAGCTTTCTGAAAAGCGTTGTACAAGGTTTTCGAATACATAACCCATGTCAATTGCAGAAATTCTTTCAGGGTCCATATCTGCATCGTCTTTGCAGAAGTCGCTGATTACTTGATAAAGGACTCCGGCATCTGTCATTCGTTCAATCTGAGTAAAGAAGCCCATATTTGCAAGAATGTCGATTACATTGTCTGAGAACCCGTTGATATAGTCTTCAAAGTTAGGCTTGATATTTTCGGGATCGGCTTTTAATTTCTCGAAAGTGAATTTGCTGGTATTGTAAAAGCGATAGCCGGATGCTTTACGCAAGAAGCCATCTTTGACAGCCAATTGCTTTACTTTTTCGTAGGTTTCCAATACTTTCTCCTGCGTAGGCAAAAGGCAGTCATGAAAACGCTTGATAACAACCATCGGCAGGATAACCAGACCGTATTCGTGCGGTTTATAGGCCCCAAAAAGTGAGTTTGCCACATTCCAGATAAGGTTTGCCTTTTCTCCTATATTTGTACCAACAACTTGGATTTTTTCATTAGAGTTCATACTCTCGCTCCTCCTTGATATTTTCAGTGATTTTCTTAATGTTGTCGATGAATCTTGCAGCCGGAATGCCTAATCGCTTTTCACAATCATCTGAGGCGATGGTGTCATGTGCAATAGTCAGCATACATCTGGCTCGTAATACATCAAAGATACAGTGGGGCATTTCACTAATTGCATCACAGATGCCTTTGACTACAGCAGTATATTGTGTCGGAGGAGATTCCTCCGGCTGCAATGAATTTTGAATTTCGACATCATAGAATTCCGTTATATCGATTAAATCTATAAACTCCGATAGTTCATCTGGAATTGAAGCTGTCCAAGATGAGAGATCCCCATACTCCCATTTGCCATCAAAAATATCTAATAGCATCTGAAATTGATTGTATGCTTTATTCAACCGTGGACGGTTGCTCATCCCTTGTTTAATCTGAGAGACATCACGCCCGGTTATGAATTTTTTGTTTTGTGTTAGTTTATCGTCTTTATGCACTACGGGAAAACGCTTCCCATCAGAGTGAATGATTTCAATAAAAGCATTGCGACCATGCCGTAGCACACACTCTTGTGAGAGACACGGTGGAACAGTGGGAAAGCAGGCTGCAATCGCACTTCGCAATTCTTCGTTCGGTTCTATATAAATATGTTTGACTTTATTAGCTTCAAACATACGGAAGAACTTAATATAGGTCGCTTCCGAGCAATCCACCAGAATATCTAAACAATAAATCTCTTTTCCCTCTATTCCCAAAATCATAGGATACAGTTCTCTGTAATAAGGGAATTCCACAATGGCTAATGTCGATGGAGTAGAGAGCGTGGGTTGATTTGCTTCACGATACTGAATTCGTCTTCGCATGATGGCACCGACCGAAGCAGTGGAAGCAGGTACACCATAAAAATCGCATACCTTCTTATAAGAATATCTGAAAGTACCCTCTGCCAATAAATCTGATAATCGGTTAGTGAAGCGACTGCCTTTCTCTGAAAAATCTATATCCTCCGGAAAGACACTGCTCTTGCATCCATCACATCGCAGATAACGCTGATGGAAAATCAAGTCAATGATTTCAAAACCATCATCGCCGGTAAGGATATCCTTAAACTTGCGTGTAACTACCTTTGATGTCCTTGTCTTTTGTGACTGACAAGCAGGGCAGGTACATTTTTCATTTCTGAAATAGCGCTTATGTACGGCAGAAAAGGAACTGCCATCACTTTCGTCATCTAAAACAAGAAGGCTGCTAATGCCCAGCTTTTCAGTTTTGGCTTTTGAAACATCGGTCTTTTTATACGTTTTCTTGCCCAAGGCATAGTCCTCCTATTTTCTTTTTACTACATTATACCACCATAAAGTAAATAAAAATAGAGTTTAATATTAAATTTGTGCAAAATACCACCAAGAACTAAATAGTACAATTTTTTAGCAACGAGTGATTTTGATATAATGTGTATAGTGAAATTGGAGAGGAGGCGAAGCGTATCGAAACATGGAAAAATGAAGCAGGAAAGCGTGTTTGTGATTTTAGTACAGACCATACAATTGTGGAAATTGTGATAAAAGGATACATAACACGCATAACAGCAAATCAAGACGGAACTCTCAAAATTGAGAATCTTCCATATCAGAAAGCAAGTTAATAACCCGCCAGAACGCTTAGACGGCAGTGCGGACCCAAGAAGCCTTTAAGGGCAACTGGGTCACACTGCCGTTTTAATTTTGATATATAGCTTGGGAGTAATCCCAACTTTATATATAAACCCCGTTTCAATGTTCACTGCCTGATCAGCAGTGCCCAGAGCGGCGAAACGGACACAAGTAAATAACAGTCAACCCACTGGGACGGTTGGCCATTTGAGAAGTGAGGATTCATTTTTATGGCCAATTATTATGGGATGTCCTGTGTGGATTCTCACTTCGGTAATCAGACCGAAGGAGGGTCTACACAATGTACAATTTTGAAAATCTACAGACAAGCAGTGAAAACAAGCGGTATTACATCCCTATGGAGGTAACAGCGGAAACCATCAAGGATTTCTGTATTAACCCGGCGGATGTGGTATGGACGAGAATCGGCAATAGCAAAGTGCGTGTCATCATGATTCAGGCCACCAAGGAGCAGTATTACGAGTATATGCGCCCGCTTTGGAAAGAGGACAAGCGCCTGCAGAGGCAGGAGTCGATGGCATCGCTGGATAAGCTGTACGAGGAAACCGAGTATGAAACAGTCGATACAGCAGACCTTGAAGCAGATGTTATGAAGAAGGTAATGATTGACGAACTGCATAAGGCTCTTGATGAACTGGAAGAAATCGACCGCACGATTATGGAAATGTACAGCAATGACCATAGTGAAAGCGAAATCGGACAGGTTATCGGCATGAGCCAAAAGGGTGTCAACAAACGCAAGCATAGGGTATTGCTGAAACTCAAGACTAGATTAAAAGATTTTGAATAAGGGATAATCTCTGCCTGCTCCGCCGCAGCAGTATCCGGCGGAGCAGGTTTTTATATTTTTTTCTGAAATAGTGGTTCTTAAAACACAAGTGGATGTCCTTTCACTCTCAGAGGGGCAAACAAAGCACCTCGGAAAGGACGGTAAATGTATGACAAACCGATGCAGAACAGGCACGAACGACTGCAAAAGTCAGGAACTCGACCGTGAGTTATCGGATGTACTTATTGCAATCAGTGTCGTGTCAAAACGAATCGCTGACAGGCTTTCTGCAGTCAGCGGCGGAGAAAAGATGAATATGGAAGGAGGAAATCCAGATGGGAAAGGTAAGTGAATTGTCCGTGCTCGTTGATGAGCTGCGCAAATGTGGAGAGACTTTGGTAGGCATTTCACAGGAACTGGCTGATATGTTCAGCGGCGCCGAGGAAGAAAAGCAGCCTATAAAAAAGACTGCGGCTAAGAAGAAAGCAGTTGAGGAACCAAAGCAGGAACCGCAACCGGAGACAGAAAGGCCGCTCACTCTTGAGGATGTCAGAGCCGTGTGTGCGGATAAATCCCGCAGTGGTTTTACAGCAGAGGTTAAAGCAATTCTCACAAAGCATGGCGCAGACAAGCTGTCGGAAGTAGACCCGGCAGAATACAAAGCACTGCTTGCGGAAGTGGAGGTGCTTGGCAATGCCGGATAAACAGAAGGTGAATTGCACTGCAGGTGCAAGAGAGGCTGGTCTGGGCCACGCAGTATTATCAGCATCGTCCAGTCACAGGTGGCTGGAATGTCCGCCATCGGCTCTGCTCTGTTCCAAGGCAGGAGATACAGCCAGTGAGTTTGCATTGCAGGGTACCGATGCCCACAGCCTTTGTGAACATAAGCTGAAAACCGCACTGGGGCAGAAATCAAAAGACCCTGCGGAAAATCTGCAGTATTTCGATGAAGAAATGGCAGACTGTTCGGATATGTATGCCCAGTATGTGCTTGAGCAGCTGGAAGCGGCAAAAGAGAAATGCAAAGATCCGATTGTTCTGATTGAACAGCATCTTGATTTCTCCAAATGGGTGCCGGAGGGATTTGGCACCGGGGACTGTGTCATCGTATCAGATGAGACCCTTACAGTCATTGACTTCAAATATGGTGTCGGCATTTTGGTGGAAGCGGAAAAGAATCCGCAGATGATGTGTTACGCACTGGGAGCCTTACAGCTGTTTGACGATATCTACGATATTGATTCGGTGACCATGACCATTTTCCAGCCAAGACGGGACAGTGTCAGTACCTATACCATTTCCAAAGACGAACTTTTGAAGTGGGCGGATGAGGTGCTTTGCCCTACGGCACAGCTGGCGGCAAAGGGCGAGGGCGAATACAAAGCCGGAAACCACTGCCAGTTCTGTAAGGTAAAAGCCACCTGCCGCAAGAGAGCCGAGTACAACCTTGAACTTGTGCGTTACGATTTTGAAATGCCTTCCACCCTTGAAGACGATGAGATAGAGGCCATTCTTTCAAAAGTTGACGCACTGGTATCTTGGGCGGGCGATATCAAGGAGTACGCTTTGCAGCAGGCAGTCAGCGGCAAGGAGTGGAAAGACTGGAAGATTGTCGAAGGACGCTCCAACAGGAAATATATCAACGAAACTGCCGTGGCGGATACGGTTAAGGATGCCGGATATGACCCATATGAACATAAGGTTCTGGGAGTTACGGCAATGACCAAACTGCTCGGCAAGACAAGATTTGAAGAACTGCTCTCAGGCTTTATCGAAAAGCCGCAGGGCAAGCCAACATTAGTACCTATGTCGGACAAGCGTCCGGCAATGAATACAGCAGCTAACGATTTTAAGGAGGAAAACTAATATGTCAAAGAATTATACCAACCCTACCAAGGTAATCACAGGAGTAAACACCCGCTGGTCTTATGCAAATGTGTGGGATGCGAAATCCATCAACGGCGGCGCACCGAAGTTCAGCGTGAGCCTTATCATTCCCAAGGACGATACTGCAACGGTCAACAAGATTAAGGCAGCCATCCAATCCGCGTATGAGGAAGGTCAGTCCAAGCTGAAGGGTAACGGCAAGACCGTGCCTGCACTTTCCATCCTCAAGACTCCGCTTCGTGACGGCGATCTCGAAAGACCCGATGATGAAGCCTACGCAGGCTGTTACTTCGTCAATGCCAACTCTGCATCTGCTCCGGGCATCGTAGATGCAGACCGCCAGCCTATCATCGACCGCAGTGAGGTATACAGCGGTATGTATGGCCGTGCCAGCATCAATTTCTATGCGTTCAATTCCAATGGCAATAAAGGTATTGCCTGCGGTCTGAACAATCTTCAGAAGATGAGCGATGGAGAGCCTCTTGGTGGTAAGAGCCGTGCAGAGGATGATTTTGCAACTGATGACGATGACGATTTTCTTTCTTAAGGAGGGCACCAGAATATGACAACAGTGCAGAGTATGATGCTTGCGGTTTGCTTTGGTGCAGTAGTGGGTACCATGATTGCCAATGTAGGATTCCTCATCAAGTGTGCCATTGACAGCCATAAGGAAAAGAAGCGTAAACGCATGGAAGAACAGAATAATCAGTAAACAGCGGGCGGCGGAGGTACATTCTTCGCCGCCTTGCTTATAGAAAGGAATGACAATATGGGAAAAATACAAACGCTCTCGATTGATATTGAGAGTTACAGCGATGTGGATTTGCAGAAGTGCGGAGTATATAAATATGCCCAATCCCCTGCATTTGAAATCCTGCTGTTTGGTGTATCGGTAAACGGCGGTGAGGTTATGGTCTATGATCTGGCACAGGGAGATACCGTGCCGATGGAGATCATAGAAGCACTGACAGATGATTCCGTGACAAAATGGGCATTCAATGCGGCTTTTGAGAGAGTGTGTCTGTCAGTATGGCTGCAAAGGCACTATCCCGAACATTTCAGCAGTTACAGCATTAACGAAGATACGGTTGGAGATTACCTTGACCCATCTGAGTGGAAATGCTCCATGATATGGTCGGCATATATGGGGCTACCTTTATCCCTTGCTGGATCTGGCATGGTGCTTGGCGTGGAAGAACAGAAATTAAAGGAAGGCAAAGACCTCATCCGTTACTTCTGTGTTCCATGCAAGCCAACCAAGGTCAACGGCGGACGGACACGCAATCTGCCGGAGCATGATACAGACAAATGGAGTCTGTTCAAATTCTATAACAAGCGTGATGTTGAGGTGGAGATGTCCATACAGGACAGACTGAAAAAATATCCCGTGCCGGATTTTGTGTGGGACGAGTACCATCTCGATCAAGAAATTAATGACCGCGGGATTGCGCTTGATATGAATGTGGTTGAAAATGCCATTGCTTTTGATTCGAAGTCCAAGGCAGAGTTAGCAGAGAAAATGCAGGAACTGACTGACCTTGATAACCCCAACTCCGTGGTACAGATGAAACAGTGGCTTGCGGACAATGGCTTGGAGATGGACAGTCTTGGCAAAAAGGAAGTGGCGCAGGCGGTCAAAACTGCTCCGAAGGAACTGGCGGAGGTTCTTCTCCTGCGGCAGCAGTTGTCCAAATCTTCCGTAAAAAAATATCAGGCAATGAAGAATGCCGTCTGTGAGGACGGCAGGGCGAGAGGAATGTTTCAATTTTACGGTGCTAATCGTTCTGGGCGATGGGCAGGCAGAATGATACAGCTGCAGAATCTTCCGCAGAACCATATGCCCGATTTGGAACAGGCACGAGGTCTTGTGGCATCCGGCAATTATGATGCCATGGAACTTCTATATGATGATATCCCGGATACCTTGTCGCAGCTTATTCGTACAGCTTTTGTGCCAAGAACCGGGATGAAATTTGTGGTGGCAGACTTCTCTGCTATTGAAGCAAGAGTGCTGTCATTCTTGGCAAAGGAAAACTGGCGAATGGAAGTCTTTCAGAATAATGGGGACATCTATTGTGCATCGGCATCTGCCATGTTTGGTGTGCCTGTGGAAAAGCATGGCGAAAACGGACATCTTCGTCAAAAAGGCAAGATCGCAGAATTGGCTCTCGGCTATGGCGGTTCAGTCGGTGCATTGAAAGCGATGGGTGCTTTGGATATGGGACTTGCCGAGGAAGAGTTGCAGCCGCTTGTGGATTCATGGAGAGCAGCCAATCCAAACATTGTGAGGTTTTGGTGGAATGTTGACCGATGCGTAAAGGATACGGTCAAAAACAGAGTAACCACAGAAACACACGGCATCCGTTTTATCTATCAGAGTGGAATGATGTTTATCGAATTGCCAAGCGGCAGACGGCTTTCCTATGTGAAGCCACGCATGGGTGAGAACCGTTTCGGCGGTGAGTCTGTTACCTATGAGGGTGTGGGCGGTACGAAGAAATGGGAACGCATCGAAAGCTATGGTCCCAAGTTCGTGGAGAATATTGTGCAGGAAATCAGCCGTGACATTCTTGCCTATGCTATGCGTACCCTGTCCCACTGTTTTATCTGCGGTCATGTGCATGATGAATTGATTATTGAATGCAGCATGGGAGTTTCAATTGATGCGATTTGTGAGCAGATGGGAAGGACACCGCCTTGGATAAACGGACTTCTGCTCCGTGCGGACGGGTACGAATGCAGCTTTTACAAAAAAGATTAAAAATACGGTTCTTAAAGTTCAGGGTTTTGTCCTTTCACTATCAGAGGGCAAGACCCTACTTTTATGGAAGGACGGTATTTTTTATGAAAGAACTGATACAAAAAGACGAATATGGCATTTTTGCCGACACGCACGACACAGCGAGGGTGGACAGCCTGTATGTGGCAGATTATTTTGAGAAATCCCATAACCACGTGGTGCGAGATATTAAAAAAATACTTTCGCCGCAGTCTGGATTGAGCGAGGAATTTAATGTGTCCAATTTTGGACGCATTACCTATACAGATTCCAGAGGAAGAAAGCAGAAAGCTTACGCTATGACCCGTGATGGATTCACGATGCTTGTTATGGGATATACGGGTGCAAAGGCAATGAAATTCAAGGAACTGTACGTCAAGCGTTTCAATGAGATGGAGAAATTCATCAAGGCATTGGTATCCGCAAGACAGGAGTTCCCACTGCTTACGGCAAACATCAAGCTGCTCCATGATGCTCCCAAACCGTATCACTTCAGCAATGAATGCGATATGTTAAACCGCATTGTGCTGGGCATGACTGCAAAGCAGTTTAGGCTTGCCAACAACATCGAAAAGGGCAAAAGCATCAGACCGTATCTGTCAAAGGAACAGATTGATATGCTGGAAACCTTGCAGAAGGTCGATGTGGGTCTGCTTGTGGCATTTCCGAATTATGAAGACCGTAAACGCCATCTTGAATGGTACAAAACCAAATTAGAGGAGGACAAATAAGATGTTTTATGTGAAAGAACAGCTGAATGATGCAATGGAGATTTTAAGATAATTCAGATAAAATCCTTGAAGTAAAAGATTACACAAATATAGAGAATAGCGAGATTGAAGATTTAGTTTCGTATGAAGTCTTAAATAAGGCATTAATTAGAATATTGAAAGGATATGATGATGAATTTGAAGATGATTATTCTAAAATGCAACCAATAATAAACCAAATCGAAAAATTTGCACAAGAAAATGAAATTGTTTTGGAAGCTGGATGGAAAGTTGAATTATCAAAGTCTGTTAAAGTATCAATGCAAAAATCAAAAATAGTAGTTAATGACAGCACTTTGGAAAAGTGGATAAAGCTGTTTAATGATTTTTTAAAGTAGTTCGATATAAAATAAATAGAAATTAAAATGAAGCTTTATATCGTCTTGAAATTTTAGGCTTTATCAGACTGAAAAAACAACAAATCCAGTTGTGTTTTTAACCTTCTATATAAATACGTAATTGTTTGGACAATGAAACGCAAGTTGAGGCAATGGTACTTCTTTCCCATAAAAAACCAGACAGTTATATTAACGTAAAAGTGGAGTTTGGCGAGGGTGAGGGCAAAGTTCCATTGGATAAAATTGCGGAAAGAGCCGAAGCGTATAAACCAAAAGAGAAAGTTACCTACAAGATGATTATGAAGTACCTACAAGCTGAGTACGGCTTCAAAGTACATACTGCTTATATAGCGGGGGTAAAGAGGGATTTAGGCTTACCGATGTACGATGCTCCTAATGCAGTAGTGGAGTTGAAACATCCTCGGAAACATCCGACTACTGTGCAAATAGAAGCTATAAAGGATGCTTTGAAGTATTTTGAAATTATCTAAAGTAGCAAGCGTATCATTAGGAAAAATGATACGCTTTTATACAGTTTGATATAGATACATAAGAATTTTACGCTTATTATTTGGCTGATAAAACCGATGTAGAGAACTAGGCGCGACATTAGCTTGCCTTCTATAGGATATATCAAATTATTGTTGGATATTCATGGAAAATCGCAAAGAGTTGATGTAAAATATATTAAATTAAAAGAGTATTTTATGATAAAATTAAAGGAGTCACTATTGAGTCAACGATGCTATTCCAACATGGAGTGGGTTTAATTATTAAGGTAAAATAACATTACTATGTTCGTTAATTGAAATAAACAAAATGATTAGTATTGATTCTGACGTGAATTGTAAATCGAGATGCAACCTCTACGACTTACAATTCACGAACAACATTGAAGTTGATGTTAAGGTGAAGTGCATAGCGGGTGAATTAACGCAGGCACAGCTTGCAGAGAAGATTGGAACAACGGGACAGTATGTCAATCGTATAATCAAGAAAAAAGATGGTGTGGTGAACAAAACGTTTGTGCAGATGTTGGAAGCTCTTGGGTACGATGTTGAACTTACTTATGTTAAAAGAGAAGATTAGGTGATAAGAGATGATTATTTATGCGACCAAACAAACCTTTGAGAGATATAAATTAAAGCTGCCATCGGAGTTATCTCCCCCTATCAATATAATTGCAGAAACTGTTATTAAAAATGAAAGCGGAGATAAACTTCTTGAATGGGGCGCAAAGCTGTTTTATTTTGATAAAAGAAAATGCATTCAAGTTGTAAATTTCGCAAGCAAATTCACTTTGTTTTTAGTTGATGTTAAAGTAGCTGATTTAGAGAATGTGGGAGATATGATGGCTCATTACCTACTTGAACTTTATAAAGATGATAAGCAAATGACTAGGGCTCTAAAAAAGTTGTTTGAAGGAAATTCAGTGACCTGCTTTGCAAAGCTTACGGATAAAAGTGCAATCGCAACCTTGAATACAACGCAGAGCAGATTTGCTGATGATGGATACCGTTTTTATGAGTTTATTCGAGATGGCATTCTGCACACTATGGAAATCAATCATGCAGTGAATTTTAAGTGGTTGTTTACCATGAAGATAGGCGGCAAAACAGAGTATATTTATGCTGGAGAGAAATTCCGAGAGTGTGTACTTGAACGATATGGAAACCCTAAACAGTGAAATTTGGAGGGTTACCATACCGAAAAAGAATAAAGAAGAAATAAGAATCTGTTCTAGTGTGGCTGAATATCTTACCTATGTCACTTCCGCTGGTGACAGCGAGGATAGCTTTGAAATGCGTTATAAGGACGAGAATGTATGGCTGGACGCAGAAGATGATGGCAAGAACTATAGTACCAATCATTATTCTTTGGAGATAATCATTGCTGTTGGCTTTAAGGTTAACTCTGAACGAGCAGTCCAATTTCGTAAATGGGTAAATCAAATTGCAAAAGATTATACGATTAAAGGCTGGGTAATGAATGTAAAACGTATAAAAAGAGGTACATATCTTACTGAGAAATATTTTGAGAAATAGCTTGGGTGTGTCCGTGAAATACGGGCAAGTGAGAGAAAATTTTACCAATAAATAACAGATCTTTATGCCACGGCGGTTGATTATGATAAGACTGCCGCGACAAAACGTTTTTATGAAACGGTACAAAATAAAATGCATTATGCCATTCATGGACATACTGCTACTGAAATAATTGTAGAGAGAGCTGATAGCGAAAAAGATTATATGGGGTTAACTACATGGTCAGATGCAC